GCAGAGAAGACCTCGCCCCGTATGTTACCATACAGAACTACTGTACACACTGCAAAAAGGTAGTTAAAAAACTTCTAAATAGAACGTAGAATAAAAAACCTATTTGACCATATGTACAGGCGAGGCAATCTGACTCTTAAAGTTGCCACCTAGCTAAAAGCCTTGAGACAAGTCTCAAGGTAAAATACCAGATGGCTTCTATTAAAAGCCGAGAATTGTCTCCTATATGCGCTAGCATATGACGTGCGGGTCGCTCGCACGATTATATTCATACCTATGTTTCCATAGTTGCATGAATATTATCGAATCCTAACATAAGATACTCGATCGGATTCTTACGATATCGAGTAAATGTTTATAAATTATGTAATAAATATGAAGAGGACTTCCTATGAACTTTCATTCAAAGTGTACTTAAAGTAAATGGGTACACCAGTGAAGAAAAACAAGGAAAAGTCCTCGCCAGCAGCCACGTGATCTTGGTATGCGGTCTGCGTAGTTGTAGTTGCCCCACGTGAAGACGATGATAAAGCAACTGTCTTCATGATGTGAGAATTACAATCCAGATTCTGTGCTGATACAGCACGAGCTGCAGAGAACCTCTTAGGCATATAATATGGAAGATCCACTTCAAGAGTGTTATTAATGCCCAAATTGGTAGCTGCCGTCCCAGCTCCAGACGTAGCTGCCAAACGTGAAGTCAAAAACTTCTGAATCGCAGCTGTGGCTGAAGATAGGGCTATTGAAGTAAAGGCAAAATTGCCATTACCAGAACCATTGTAACCATCCCGAATCACCAAGGGTGTTTGGGAATCGGAGGTAGCTGACATGTAAAACTTGTGACGCATTGACCCGCGCCATCCTGCATAAGATGGTGTAAACCAACTAATAAAGCTGGTAGGTCCAACAGTCAACTTAGTGCTACCATCAGCTGCCAAGTCAATGCCACCAGAATCCCAACCTGTATAGTATGGGAGGTTCTTATTGCGGATAGTGTTGATACGCATAGTTTCGGTGCTTGCCTCTCCGGGCAACCACGTTCGAACATTAACATACCTCTTACAAAGCTCACGAATTGAGCACGGAGGATCTCCATAATAAACCAGATAAGTATTATCATCTTGAGAACTTTTGCTTGCTACAGCCATAAGCTCTCCAGCTGAAGTTGGCTTGTCTGATTCAGTGGTATCCCCCGTTTCAACATTAGGCGAACTAGACTGTGAAGTAAGCACTTCATCTTCAAGAGGTGCCTCAAGAGCTTTCAAACCAGCTGGTGGTACTGGGAACAAATGAAAATTGTTAAGACTACTGTTAGTTGGAGCAGCCAACTTAAAATCATCACATGCTGAGACAAACACATTAATTGAAATAGGAGCATCAACACTTGGTGAGACCAAGTCGTTGAGAACTGCTAATTCAAGAATACCATTTGCCTGAACAGGGTCAGGAAGTAGACGCGAGATCGATGAAAAATTCGATCCTACATCATATGGTGCTCCACACGCTTTCCAAGGCTGGGCTTGTCCCCAACCAATGATAATTTCAAAATCGTCAGTCTCTGCAATATCAACTACTCGAGAATAGTTGGTATTGTAATTAACTACGCTTGAAAAACCATTGGGATCCCAACGTACAAGAAGACGTCCTTTATGGAAGTCACTCTTGACAATTTGGAATCTAAATTTAAGGGAACCCTGCCACTGCTCGAAACATGCTGCCATATGCGCTAGAGGTGTCATATGAATTTCTTTATTGACATTATCTAATTGCATGGGCAACACGCGAGTGTTCCAAAGCAAAGTATCCGGATTAGCATCAGGAGCCCACGAAAATGAAGTGAGATATGACTCCCTGGTGACATAATCCAAGATACCCATCTCATCTGTTCCATCTAAACCAACAGTGCGGGAATCAACTGTAACCTCAGCTTTACTATCCATAGTAAGTTTGAGGGCAGCATCAGCCGCATCAATGTTGGCCAAGTTACCACAAGGCATTGGCTTAAACTGAACAATGTCAGTGACAATGTTCGGTCTGCAATACCCAAACATTTGAGCAATACGACTGACAGCATTAGACCCAATTTGGGTAGCTGTCATATAAGGTCCAATTACAGGTAAATGTGTAAGTGCACCTGCTGCCTTTGCAATTGCGGCTGCTGGCTTAGAAACGATGCCCGATCCATACTCGTCTTGTTTATTTAAGACGTTGGCTTTGTTCATTGTACTCGCTTGCCTACGACCTCTACCACTTTGAGAAACAAGTGGTGGGTCAGCAGACGTAGGAATAGTAAGGACAATATCCTCAGCCCAAATATAGATAGTAATGGTAACTGGATCATTTCCGCCATTAGCATGCAACAGATTGTCGAAGGAAGAAATAGTAATATCTCCCATATCTCTCCAATCTGCAGAAGGAATGCTCAAAAAATTCTGATCCCAAAAGAAGGGTAGTTTCAATTCACCACCAGTATTCTTTGTGGGATTCAAGAAAAAATGAGGTTTTTGAGAAGCTGAAATCAAATCCTGGCTAATAAAATTCCTTTGGATGGTGACTGCATCCCCTTTAGAAAAAGGGTT